GGCGCGCATGACCTCGCTGTAGTGCGCGATCGTCTGGCCGTGCGTGGCGTATGCGTCAATGATGCGCACCTCACCGGCCGCCACCTGGAAAAACAGTATCGCCGTATCATCAGACCATCCCATGTCCATGACCGCGTGCACTGGCAATTCCGGGTCATGCGGCACGGTTGTTATCCTGCCCTGCTGCTCTGCGTCTCGCAGTTCTGCGCCGTAGATGGCCCCAAGGATCGCGGCTTCGAACGATGTCAGGAACTCCTGCTCAAACATCGCGTTGCCCATGTCCAAGCCAAACTCATCGACGTATGACGCGCGTTCCTTTTCCAGTTCCTCCGGCGTAAACACCCCGGATTCCAGCGCCGTCAGCCGCTCGGCAAATGCGTCCGGGTTGTTGCGTGCGGCGTTGAACGTGTTGAATGCGTGGTTTTTACCGCGCGGCGTCGTGATGAATATCTGCCAGCCGCGAGACTCGGCAATGATCGGTCGCAGGTATGCCCGTGCCGCCGGATTTGCCAGCGCCCACTCCGAGTAGACGATTCCGCCCAGGGCTGCGCCGACCAGGCTGTTGAAGTTATCGCTGCCGACGACCTGCCAGACCGAGCCATTGATAAACTCGATCATCATTTCGTTCTCTAGCGTGCGCTTGCGTATTTCGCGAGGAAATGCCTCGTCTATCCGCCGCCTGCCCGTGTGCGGGTTGACCGACATCCAGATGGCCTTTCGGGCCTGCTCTTTCTGCGGGAGCATGTGCCAGTAGACAGCCGGACGCTGTAGCGCGGCGATGGCAGTCCAGTGCAGGCATATTTCGTCTTTTCCGTGGCGGCGTGGCCAGATCAATTCGACGTGACGACCGCCGCCCTCCAGATATGACCAGGCCCTGAGTTGGTAGCCGCGCGGTTTCCAGCCGTTAGCCGGAAGCCTGATCCGGGCCAAACTTGACCACCTCGATGACAAGCGGGCCGCCACCGGCGCCGGTATGCTCGTTCTGGATTTTGTCGCCGTACCGCTTTGGAGCGACGCGAGCGGTTTCCCATTTGATGTTGTCGCACAGCAGCTTTGCGCGGGCTACATCCTCAACGGTTTCGGCGATGTTTTGCATTTCGGCGACACGGGCTTCGGCGTATTCCTCTCTGGCGCGCGCGTGCATGTCCCCCAGGCCTTCGCGGTCAATCGCAACATAAAGCTTGCTTCTGGTTATTCCAAGCTCCTTGCACGACTGAACAATCGGAACGCCATCGGAAAGCAGCGCCAGAACGTGAATGGCTTCCTCACGTGTGGCCATCACTCCCTCCCAAAATAATTCTTTGCCGCATCACTCAGCGTGTCAGCGCCGATATACCCGAGCGCGCACACAAACGTAATTGCGGCATTGTTGGCGACATCGCCAGGAAACCCCAGGCGCGACTCAAAAACATAGCGGGCTACTGGATGCAGGACGGTTGCGACCATCCCGAAAATAACGCCCTCGATCAGTCGAGCGGGCCAGCGTTTCCGGCCCTGATACCACCCGCGCAGAACGACGATGGCAAACGTCATCACCGGCACCAGCATCATCCGGCACAACTCATCAACCGCCGACTCAAACGACCGCGCTTTCACGCTGTCACCGCCTGCGGTGGTAACCACGCAGCTATCAGCATCACGGTTGTTGATACCAGCACGACAAATATCAGTTTCATTCATGGCGCTCCCTCAATGCGATGCCGAGCGCGCAAAACGCGATGCCCAGCATCATCAGCAGGTCGTTTGCAGGTGGCATGAGTGCGATACCGATGATCATCGCCCCGAGACTGCCCCAGGATGACGGCTCCTTGAATCTGGATCTGCGGACTGGCTTCATTTTGTCATCACCGGGCAAAGCTTGAGCGTGACCTCTGGACAGACCGGGATTTGCATGGTGGCGCACCCGGTCAGCAACAGGCAGATGATAGCGGTTTTCATGTTTGCGCGCTCCACCAGGATTTTACATCAAAACACGGGCACTCCTTCAGCCAATCGCGGCTGTCAATTTTCCCGTCCTTGTTCGTGTCGCCGAAAAAGTCTCTATGGCCTTGAATGATGGCCTTCGGATATTTGCCGTGAAGGCTCAGCAGCAGGTTTTTGAGGGAAGTGAGTTGGTCTTGCGTGAAATTATTCTTTGCCTTGCCATCAGCATCAATGCCGCCGATTAGGCAGATTCCCAGGCTATCGCGATTGTGTCCTTCGACATGCGCGCCCATCTTGTCTTCAGGTCGTCCACGCTCAATCGTGCCGTCGCGCTTGATGACGTAGTGATAACCGACGCAGGCAAAACCACGATCAACGTGCATCCGGTGGATTTCGCGAACGCCCATGATGGCGGTTGGACGAGTAGCGGAACAGTGGACAGCGACGAACTTGACACCAGCCAATGCAGCCAGCTTGCCGAGCGGTAACGCAATGGGGCAAGGAGATATCTGCATGATGGCCTCGAAGAAAAAACCCGGCGGTCTACCGGGAAGGGGGATGGTGGGATATTAGACCTCGTCTTTGTTGGTTTGCAAGCCTGTACTCTCCATGTCGCTGATGAACGGCGTCCCCATGCCAATCCAACGACACCCGCACATGGCAATCGGACAGGTGTCGTATCCTGGGCATTCCTGCTCATCACTGGAAAACAGTTCGGACTGCATCAACTCAACACCGGCCGACATGTCACGCGCGCAAAGTACCATTTCCGGCCTGCAATCCGTTCGTTGAGCCGGTGGTACATCTCGGCGGTAAAATCAGTCGGCATCGCCTTGTTTGCCCTGAAATCAATTACATCCTCACGGATGACATCGCCGTCTTCGTACCGGATCACCGCTGAAACCTTCCAGTTGCGCGGTTTGGTGCAGTATTTCGCGCAACCGTTTTCATGCCTGACCGCGCCGTCAATGCCGGATGGCAGGACGGTAAACGCCGCGAACGGCTGGCGCTGTAGTGGTTTTTTCATTCCAAAATCTCCCAAACGCTCACAACAATTTTCCCGCCGGTCACGATCTCGCCGGAGTTCACAACATGCAGGTCGTGAATCTGGCTGTCGTCCAGCATCACCCCGGCGGCAACCAGGCCATCCAAAACGCCTTTCAGCAGGTTATCCAAGTCTCTAACCTTACGATCAGGGAAAAATACCGTCAGCAACACTCCTAATCGCCCGATTACGGCATTTTTTCGCCTTGCCAATAGCTTCATAGCCGCGATGAACTGAAGCGCCTTCTCCGACTTCCTGCGGCCTCGTACAATTTTCCCTCGTTTTTTGTAGACGCACGGTTCCCAGTAGTGGTTTACGCTGGGTGGGTAGGGGAGTTCAACGCAATCGAGAATCATCATTGCGGTTTCCCCCAGTAGACGCGGCGTACGGCTCCTGCCCGGTATGCGTCCATCGCCGCTTGCGGACTGACCTTGTTACGCTTGACGTACTCCTTCACGCAAAAATACTTCAGCCCGTGATCCCTGCAATGCTGCAACAGCGAGGCGTTTTTCCCCTCGTAGTCGATGTTTCGCGCCGGTTGCTTGACGATGCCATTGCGGATGAACATGCGGACAGCGCCTTGATGCGTCATTCCAGTTATCGCGCCGATGACCTCCCATTTCCCGCCGGATGCTTCGATCAGCTCATGCAGCACCTGATCAATCGGTTTCCCGGTGCGCGCCGACTCTCGACGCTCCCATGATGTCCTCAGTTTTTTCATTTTCCACCCCCGTTATCAATCAGGGTCAGCGCCCTGATCTTGATTTCATCAGCCCATTCCGGCGACTGCGCCCTGACCCACTGCATTGCCTCTTTGCCGCCATCCCTGACGCACTCGGCCCGATACTGGAGCCACAACTCGCGCCCGACCGCGCAATACCGGCCGGACATTGGGTGGCAGCAGGTGACGCCAACGACGGAGGCGTGATTCAGCAGGGCTGCGTGGGCTGTGGTCATGCTTTCTCCCCCATTGCTCGCTCAATCCCACAATCCCCCATGCACTCCGTTTTCCGCTCTACGGTTGGCATATCGAGCCATGGCTGCGAAAGCGCACGGCGCACATCAGCCCAGAATTTCTGACTCTGGATCTTCTCGGTCGCCGGAATACCCGCTAGCCTCATCTGCTCAAACATTTCTTCGCGATCCTCAAGAAACGCATCGGGATGGATGGAATACCCGATAACCCGCTCAGCTTCTTTTGCCTCAAGCCAAAGCCAGGGCAGCAGGCAGTAAATTACATACCAGTGCTGCCATCCCGCTTTGAGGCATCCCATGCAGTTTGCGTGGTTGAAAACGCCGTATTGCAACGGGGGGGCAATACCAACCTGCATGGTTTTTGAGATAGTCCGTTCGCGCCAGGTTGCCAGCGGGAAATCAACCGCAAACCCGTCAGCGCCCATTGCTGCCGACCGACGAGTGATCCGCGCTGTTTCATGGGAATCCATCCCGTAATAACAAACATCGCCTGACTGATAATTTTCGCGCAGCCACTTATAAAACGGGTCGGTCTTGAGTCGGTGTGTGCATAGGATTGTTCGGTTGTTCGGGTTTACCCATGTCTTAGCCTGGACGCAGACAGTAATCGGCGTCGCCGTCTCGTAATGCTCGTGATTGGCATAGGTAATGGGTATGCACAGGTAGTCCGCAATCTGCTGCTTGAACCGCTTCACGTCCGGTAACTCAACGCGGCTGCTGATGTCGTGGTTAAGCAAAATTGTGTTTTCAGCACCGAACCGGCGCGCCACCTCTATCGCAACAATCCCGGATGAGTGGCCGCCACTAAAGCAGACAATGTGTTTCATGCTGCCTCCTCCAGCGCATCCAGAATCAACCGCAACGCCTCCGCCCGGACCTCCGCAAACCACATCTTGTCGCCCAGATGCCGCATCAGCCTGCCGACATCCGCCTGCGCCGGAATCGCTGTATCGTAAAACTCGACGCCGTCACGCCGGAAAATCAGGTATTCGCCGTCGCGCTCAACTGTCACCATGATCCAGACCCCCCTTCGATGTTCTTGAACCGGAAACACCCGCCGTCAAACACTGTGCGGACAACGCCGATTTCACCGTTTCGGCTTTTGGTGATGATCAACTCGGCGGTTCCCTTGTCCTGACTGTCAGGGTTGTAGACCTCATCCCGATACGGCATCAGCACCACGTCGGCGTCCTGTTCGATTTCGCCGGAATCGCGCAGGTCGGACATCATGGGTCGCTTGTTCGGCCGCATTTCGACGCGCTTTGATAGTTGGGACAGCATCAAAAACGGGCACTTGTATTCCTTAGCAAGATCCTTCGCGGCTCCGGAGCAAGCGCCTATCTCCCGGTTTCGGTTGTCACCGTATCCGGCCGCGTGCATTTTTTGCAGGTAGTCGGCCATGATCATCATGACCCCTCCATATTCGCGCTTAATGCGACGTAGGAAGGCAGACATTTTTTCGGGAGTCAGTCCGCCCTTGTCGCAGATGATCAGGTTCGACCGGCCGATAATTGCCATAGCGTTTGCGGCCTTGGTCCACTCGGTTTCGTTCATTTTCCCGCGTTTGGTAGTTTGGTGCGGAACACCGGAGATAGACGCCACCAAGCGGTCAGTCAATTGCGCCTGCGGCTGCTCCATCGAAAACACGACAATCGGCAGTCCTCCGTCGCGCATGTTGTGCTGGCAGAAATTCATCGCAAGGGTGGTCTTTCCCATACTCGGTCGCGCAGCGATGATGACAAGATCCCCAGGCTGGAATCCGTCCGTCATTTCGTCCAGCTTGGTGATGCCGCTCGGGATGCCTGATAGCTGACCAGGCTTCCGCTCACCTGCTTTCTCGATGCGCTCGGCCGCCTGCAAGGCCATTTCCCGGCCAGTTACGCATGGAAGTGCGTCTTGGCCTGCCCCGCCGTCGATAATTCCTAGAATCGCCTTCTCTGCGGTTTGCAGCATGTGTTCCGTGTCGTGTCCTCCTTCCTGGACCATGTCCATGATGTTTTCAGCGGCAACCAGCAGGCTGCGCTGGATGGAATACTCGCGGATACGACCAGCGTATGCCGCAGCGTTGACAGAGCTGGCCGGTGAGTTGCGAATGATGTCGCTCAGGTAGTCCTCACCTCCGGACCGGTCCAGCAGGTTGTAGGACCGCAGGGCATCCAGGACCGTCAGCGGGTCAACCGGCTTTCCTGCCCGGTACATCCGGCCGACGGCTTCAAAAATGGCGCGATGGCGCGGCGAGTAAAAATCTTCCTTGTCCAGTAAGTGCGACACTTCGTCCCATGCTTCAGGTTCGCTCATGATGCTGGCGATTACGGCCTGCTCGATGCTTAAGCTGTAGGGTGGTTTCTTGCCTTCCTCGATGCTCATCCCAAAAGCTCCTTGACCTGACCCATGTATTTCCTGGCATTTGCTGCGGTTTCCTCCGTGCGATCAGGCAATACCGGTGGCTGGTATTCGCGCAGCATGGGCGCGTTCTCGACATGACCGCCGTAAGTGCCGTGAGTGCCGTTTTTAGGCGCGTTCGTGCTTTCGCGCTTGCACCATGTCACCAATGCAGCCTCCCACTTGTTTTGTGGCTTGCTGGTTCCGTTGTGATGAATCACGAACTTGGCAAGGATTTCGTCTGTCAGGCGGTCAGCCTTCATCCCTGCGCGCATCATCAACGCCGGGAACTGCTCGCCTGGTTGCCAATCGGTAGTCATGGTGATCGGTTGGTTGGCGTTTTCGTGTCTAGTGACTCGATCCAGATAGGCTTGGCCGTCAGCAGTAGCAGGGCGAGCATCGCCTACTGCTGTAGTCTTTGAGGTAGTCTCTGGTAGTCTTTGTATAACGGATTGCGCTTTTGTCGTTTCGACGGATTGCGCTTTTGTCGTTTCCCGAAATGCGCTTTTGTCGTTTCGGGGATTGCGCTTTTCGCAGTTCGCCAACAACGCATCAAGTACGCCCATGTCGATGCGAAAATAGATGCGATGCTCAAGCCGTTTTTCAGTCTCAATCAGCACCCCGCAATCGCGCAGCTTCTCGCGGGCGTTGGTCTGCTCACGGTACGTCAGCCCGGTTTCCTGTTGGATTTCATCAGAGCTTTTGTAGACTCCGATCTGGGAATCGGTCTTGTCTTGCCAGTAGAAAATCTGGCCAAAAAAAAGAACAGCATTGACCGAACCAAGAACAGGGACAAGTCCAGGATGAAAGGCTATAGGGCTGCCAATTGCGTGCAAAAGTGTCGATCTGTTCATGTAGAAGCCTCACCATGTGATTCGGTGAATCCGTGTTTGGCGCGAAATGCTTTAACGGCGGCGGATGCTTCGTGGATGCAGGTGAATAAGCCGACGGCTCGATATCGTCCGTCGATCTTGGCTCTCGCCTGCCATTTCCCTTTTGTTTTATGCCAGCATACGCCGGTTACACCGGATGTATTATTCCGCAGCATGGTCAAGTTGCGATGGTTAATCGCGCTGGGAACGTCGCGGAGATTTGATATTCGGTTGTCGGCGCGATTGCGGTTGATGTGGTCTATCTCGCCGTCCGGAAGCTTGCCATGAACGATAAGCCATGCAAGGCGATGTGCCTTAAGCCGGTTCAGCTTCCCTTCGTGGCTGAAGCCGATAATCTGATAGCCGTGTTTGTCGATGCTTCCGCACTCGCGTCCAGCAAACTGGGCATTGAAAGCCTTGTCCCAGCGTGCTATCTCTTCGCGGCGCTTCCATGTGACGACTCCGGTTTCCGGGTCGTAGGTGACTTGCGCGGCAAGCGCTTTATAGGATTTGTATTTGTCGTTCATGGTGAACTCAGAAAAAAACCGCTTTGTGTTGTGCCATTGGCAGAGGGAATACAGGCGGTTGGCTACCAGTAAACCCTACATGGCACAAACAAAGCGGTCTCATGTCTGCGCCAACCTTTCATGTTGTACGGTTTTCCTGCCAAGGTCTGCCGCACAACGATATTTTACCACATCACCAACATCCACAACAACGAAAACACCGGCCAGATAGCCCACAGCGCGTATGCCAGAAACGCGACGCCGAGCGCAAAAATGGCAATGTCTTCAGGTTTTTGCATGATGCTGTCCTTGTTTTGAGTCGCCGGTCTTTCCCGGCCGCCATGCTTGATCACCACTCCCCACCCGTCGGCAGGGCGATATCCGTTTGCCGTCGCAAGCGGCGTCAGATCGCGATTTGCGGTCGGTTTCCCGATCCCGTGCGGTGCTTTTATTTTCAAGCCGCCAAACGCCAAGCTTGGCGTTCAACCGGATTAAATGGCACCAGTTCAACGCCGTTGCGCTCGGCGGGAAACTTGCCAAACACTACGGCTATCGCCTTAGTGTGTCGGCGGATCAGTTCTTGCCGCCATGCCTTGGAAAAAGGTTTGGGACCCATGGTTTTTCTCCTGTTGTTAAGTTCATGTTGTTGCAGCGGCTGGTTCGCCAGCTGGCCCGGTTCTCAAGGCGGGCAGAGGATGAGTCAAACGGATTTCTCCGACTCGCTGCAACCGGATGGGCACTGCGACCGGGTTTCTCCCAATCCAGACAATGCCCATGCGGTTGAAGTGTTGCGGTGGCCGGATGCGATCCCGGCATGACGGAAACAGCACTTGTTTTTGTCTTGGCCGCATACCGCACGGCACAGCCGTCTTGTTCCGCTCTACACCTCGCAGCGTCTAAGCGTGTCGCCCACCATTCACCGCAACCATCAGCACCCTGTTGCGCTCCCCGAAAACCCACGAGGCAAGGCGCTGATGGTTGAAGTGTTGCAATCCCCCGCAAATCACGGCGCACAATTCTGCGGTCGGGAAACGTCATTCCGCAGGATCTAGGGACAGCTCTCCGTTTCCGGCATATTTCCCAGCCCATCGGATTGCAACGATCAGCACCCTGTTCCCGGTTGCCGGAGAGCGACTCCCTTGAGCCTGGGCGTAGCAAGGCGCTGATGGTTGGGCTGGTTACGCCAGCCACTCGCATCTGATCGACCCGGCGATGACTCCGGCTTAGGGTGAACCCGTCTGACTCATTGCATACCTTATCCCGACGCCCGCCTTCCAGCTAAAACGTCAGACCCTCATCCCTGAGCCGATGAGCTACCGGCTCCTGTTGCAACACAAACAACCTAATGCGTCAATTTTGCATCAAAACAAACTGATTTGCGACACAGATTCTGCGTCCGCAAGGTTTTGCGCGGCAATCTTAAAATATGACTCCTTCAGTTCTGTTCCGATAAACTTGCGCCCCATTTGCAGTGCGACGTAACCCTCGCTGCCAATGCCGGTAAACGGGCTGAAAACAACATCATCATCAGCCGTCCACAATTGCATGGCGCGCTCAATCACGTCCAATTGCAAAGGGCAGATATGGCGCTCGTCGTTGCTGTCGCGTGCGTTCTGGAACTGCAAGGTGCGCGTCTGGTTGATGTCCATCCACACAGGAGACGCATAGCGCTGCCAAATGTCGATTGGCGTTGCATCTCCGGTCGGAGCCCATGCCAGAGAACCATCCACGCGGTTATTTGACCTGAAATCGCGCGGCGGTTCCTCGCCAACGAAATACTTCAGCGCGCCTTCGATCGGTTTGTCATTGTCGCCAGGCTTGCGCATCACTACCAAATAATCAGGGATGCCTTGCCGCGAAAGGCTTGAATCCTTCTTGATGGTCTTGTGCAGCAGGCCAAGAGCCTTTGTTCGCTGCATCGCCACGACAGGGTCTTTCCAGATGCAGACCTCGGAATGGTAGATAAATCCATGCGATTGAAAGCAGCGTATCAGATCCCCGCGAAAGTCCTTGATGCCGATGAATCCATCGTTTTGCTTGCTGGTCGGCAGGTTCATGCAGTGTACGGCCATCAGCCGTCCAGGCCGCAGCATACGGTACATTTCGGCCACCAGGAACCCGAAGTGCACGAAGAACTCATCGTCGTTCGATGCGTTTCCCATGTCGCGTTCGTCGTTGCTGTATGTGTACAGGCTGGAAAACGGCGGGCTGTAAACTATGAAGTCAACCGAAGATTCCGGCATCTGACGCGCCACTTCAACGCAGTCCGCGTTGTACACGATATGGCGTTCGCCTTGGCTGTAGTTTTTGACGTTAAGCATGGTTAAATCCCCTTAAATGAAATTCGGCAAAGGTGCCGTCTTTTTCGGTTGATAGGCGCGCAGTTCATTGCTGGCCTTGGTGTAGTCGTTGAAAAAATCCTTCGCAATGGCAGCCATCTCATCCATCATGCGATCAGACTGTTCATCCTTGCGCTTGATGTTTTCGACAACCATACCCTCAATGTCTGCCGTGACGACATACACGTTGACAGTTTCCATCTGTCCATACCGCCAGCAGCGGCGGATAGCCTGATAATACTGCTCCCAGCTATCGGACAGGCCAACAAAAATCATGTTGCGGCAATGCTGCCAGTTCATGCCAAAGCCTGCGATTTTGGGCTTTGTGACCAATACGCGATGACTGCCATTCGTAAATCCAATGATGCGTGATTCCTTGACCTCAGGCTTGTCGCTGCCGGACACCTCGACCGCGCCATTGATTGACGATGACAGCATTTCGCTTTCGTCGTTCAGGTTACACCAGACAAGAACCGGCCCATCGATATCATTGGCAAGGCTTGCAGCCGCCGCACATCGCATGGCCACGGTATCGCGGCGCGCCGCCAATCGTTCGCCAAGTGAATGAGCAAGCGCAGGCAATAAGCCGTCAGTTTGTCCGCTCTCAATTGTCACCTGTTGGATATTCAGCGGCGGAAGTTCTGGCTTCTTGGCAAATCCGTAAGCAGAGGGATCGCGCATGACAACAGCCCATGATGCCAGCCACTCGAAAAACTTCTTCTGCCCGTGACCCTTCAGCCGCCATTTTGCAGTGTCGCCGCCATCGTGAATAAAGAACGTCGCCAGCATTTCGACTTGCGTCATGATGCCGAGGAATTCCGACTGCGTCCCCAGCTCCATGTAATCATTGGGCGATGGTGTAGCAGATGCCGACAATCGGTACGGCGTGCGCGCAAACGATTCCGTGATCATCGCGCGCATCTTCCCGGCCATACCCTTTAAGATTGACGACTCGTCCAGCACAACGCCAGAAAACCGTCCGGAGTCAATGTTGTGCAGGTTCTCATAGTTGGTGATATAGATCCCGGTTTCGCCTACTTCGTGATCCTGACGGACGCCATGAACATCAAAGCCAAACCGTGAAGCCTCTTGAATGATTTGCACGCTGACGCACAGCGGAGCCAGAATCAGAACAGGATTTCCAGTGTGATCGGCCACGGCACGCGCCCATGCCAGCTCGCAATTTGTCTTGCCAAGTCCTGTATCCAAAAAAAGAGCAGCCTTTCCGCGCCGACACGCCCATTCAACGCACGCGCGCTGATAGTCAAAAAGCCATGACTCACTGCAAGCATAATCAAATCCTGCATCAACAGGGCGGAAGTGCTTGCTGGATATGAACTGCTCATAGTCAGTCATTTTTATCCCCATTCATCACCTTGATCGGATCGACATTGACCTTCATCTTGCTGCACAGTTCCAGGAACCGCAGATAAAAACGCGGACCCACCCGATTGGCGCTGGACCAGTGGTAGACGATGTTCTTTGTCGCCCCTGGAATCAGCCTGGCAACGACATCAGCGCCGCCCATGTCCTGAATCGCCTCTTTTACGTTTAGCATTTTCGCCTCCTTTGTCGATGTGCTCATCATAGTTATTTTTGCCGGATGTTGCAAATAGTTGTTGCAGGAATCTGCAAAGATGGTAAGCTTTGAAACATCAAGACAAACAGCAGCGTCCAGAACGGACGCAATAGTTAAAGGGGATGGAAGATGAAAAGACGCAACCGCAGAACTGGCGGAACGGTCACGGCAACGATGTCCGTGATCCGCAACGATGAAGACATCGATGTTCTGATTTCGGGCTACTACAACCCGGAGCAAAACGGCGGAATGACCGACCAATCGTGGTCGGCCTACGTCGAGTTTGAAGGCGCAAATGACGCCGACGGCAACCCGTTCACGCTGACACCGGACGAGATTGCTGACGCTGAGCAGAAGATGCTGGAGGAAGCATGAAAACACGCGACTTTATTGACCTGTTTGCTGTTGTGCTCGCTACGGCATTGACAGCCTTTATCATCGTGGCCTGCTGGTCACTTCTTGGCGGATTGGTTACGTATCTCATCGCCCTGCTGCTTGGAGGTGCCTGCATCCACACATGGAGCGGCAATGATGACTAAATATCTGATGCGGTCGTTCCCGGTCGAACGCGCCGAAGAAAACAAGGCAATCGACATGCTGCGTCAGGCTGTGAACATGGCAAAGACGGCGGCCTGCCTGATTGACGACAGCGCAGGATACCGCGACGACGATGCCGCACATGCCGACTACCTGATGACGGTGGCAAAAGAATCCGCAGAACTGGCTCTGTCCGTGCTGGAAGATGCGGTAAAGCTGATTAACCAGGAGATGGTGAAATGACAAACGATGATTACCACGCCGACACAAGCGCCATCAGCGCAAGCGGCCTCAAGCTGTTCATGCGGTCGCCTGCGCACTATTACGCGGCGTATCTCGACACGAACCGCATTGATCGCAAGCCGACCGCAGCCATGAAACTCGGCACGGCCACGCACTGCGCCATTTTGGAGCCTGAGCGGTTCAACGGCGAATATACCGTCATTCCGGAAGGTCTCGACAGGCGCACAACAGTAGGCAAGCAGGCATATGCTGATCTTCTGGCATCAGGCGCTGAAATCCTGTCTGCCGATGAAATGGCGCAAGTGATGAACATGGCCTGCGCTTTCCGCGACAACGCCACAAGCCGCGCACTGTTCGACCGCAAGCATTCTGTCGAGCGGTCGATATTTTCCGATGTCAACGGCGTTGCCTGCAAATGCCGACCTGACTTCATGACTGTCGACGGACTGATGGTGATAGATGTGAAAACCACCAGCGATGCCAGCCCTGAAGGTTTCGGCAAGTCGGCTTGGAACTTAGGCTATCACGTACAGGCCGCGTTTTACCGCCGCGTCATCAGCGAGGCGACAGGAACTACGCCGGATTTCATATTCGGCTGCGTTGAGTCGGACAGGCCGCATCTGGTGGCCTATTACAGCGTGCCGCAGTACCTGCTCGACTATGCTGACGGACTGATTGATTGCGCTCTGGAACGGTATGCCGAGTGTCTGCGCTCTGGTGTCTGGCCCGGATATGTGTCATCGATCGAAATGCAAGAATTGACCGTGCCGGGTTACGCCCAGCGCATCATTGAAAACGATGGAATTGACGAATGGGAGATCAGCCATGTCGAATGACGTAACGAACCTGCGGGATACGATTCTCGCCAAGAGCGACCAACTGAATTCTGATGACATCCTTGGCGGCGGAATTACTATTACCGTGACCGCCGTCAAGCGCGGCGACAGCGCCGAACAGCCGGTGGTAATTCACTACCAAGGCGATAACGGACGCCCATATAAGCCGTGCAAAACCATGCGCCGAGTTCTGATTGCCGGATGGGGCGAGAATGGCGCGGCTTGGGTTGGCCGCAGCATGTCGCTGTACAACGATCCTTCTGTCAAGTTCGGCGGCGTTGCAGTCGGCGGCATCCGCATCAGCCACATGACAGACATTGGCAATGGAATCAGCATGGCGACAAACGCAAGCAAAGGCAAAAAGAAGGAAGTCATCATCCAGCCGCTGAATATCCAGGCCGCAGCGCCGACAACGCAAGGCAAGCCGACACTGGCAGCCGACAAATGGCCGCAAGTGCTGGCAGCCGTGGAATCCGGCAAAAGGACCGCTCAATACATCCGCGAAACCTATTCGCTGACGGATGAGCAAGACAACGAACTGCACGCGATTACCGCCCAGTAACGGGCGGACTGGAAGTCAATCATGACCTACATCAGCAACAACCTGCACGACTGCAAAATGCAGGAACAACTCCGGGCAGAGATTGCCCGGCAGGTAGCAGAGTTTGAGGCCCGCAATGGCCGCGTCGAGACCATGCCGATGGTTAAGCGACTGCCTGATACGCGCGTGGATCTCGTCATCCGCGCCGACGTCGAGCAAAAGGTCAGCGCGCCAAAGCGCCGTCGCTGTCGCCAGAAAGGCAGCAGCACATCCGTGCCAGTGGCGATGATCCACGACATCATCGACAGAATGAAAAAGGCGGGCATCCGCCAAAAACAGGTAACCGATGCGATGAACGTAGGCCTCACCTACATCAGCAACATCAAGAACGGATATCACAAGGCATCTCCAGCAGTTGCCGATCGGATATTGGCGGAAGTGATAAAGCTGGAATCCGCCCCACCCCTGCCTATTGTGCACGGTCGCTGGTACCCCAAATGGGCAGAGCGCGAAAACATGCTGGAGCTGGCAAAGCGCCATCGCCTGGTCGCCCGTGAAATCGGCCGGCAGAGCGGCGTCAAACCGGCATCGCGAGCGGCCGAATACCTGTCAGGACGCAAGACGCCGCACCCTGATTTGGCCCGTGAGATGGAGCGAGTGATTTTGATGATGATGGAGGAGAAATGACAGACCGAATCCAATCCGGTTTTGAACTATGGGCGCAGAAACAGGGCTTCACCGACCTGACGATGCACATGGGCCGCTACAACCGCGCCGTCGTGCGCTGGATGTGGGCGGCATGGCTGGAGCAATCCGAGCGCATCACAGACATGGCTGCGGCACTCGACCGCAGCCACAAGCGCAGCAGTGAGTTGCTGAAGCAGTGCCGCGACCATGACCAACGCAGAGCTACGACACACGCTATTGCTGCTGGACTAGCCGCTGAAGTCGAGCGGCTTAACGAAACCATCGCGAAACTGGCCGCAGAAGGCCAGGATGCGCACGAAATGTGAGGGGAATAGAATGAATATCGAAGAACTGAAGCGGCTGGCGGAGGCCGCGACGCCTGGGCCGTGGGAAATTGACGACATGCTGGCAGATATTACCGGCATCGAGGTTTGGTCTACCGATGGAATGCTGTGCGAATCAATCAGCGAGGAAAACGCCCGTTACATCGCCGCCGCCAACCCCGCCGCCATGCTGGAGTTGATTCATATTTATTATGGCTGCAAGGATGCGATTGAAGCAGTAGTCAATCAAAGGCAGGAACTGCTGTCAGCGCTCAAAGACGCCAGCGAAATGGTTGAGCATTGGGCAGCCTATGCACCGGAATACATGCAGGATAAGCATGATTTGAGCGGGGATCTGGACAAGCTAGATGCCGCCATTGCCAAGGTGGAGGGGTGATCATGGAGCGGAAACTTACCGACGAGGCGCAAGCAGACCGAGATCAATTTGATATTACGTTCGGAGATAGGGGGTGTACATGCTTTATTAGCCCTCCTTGTAGCTACTGCACGCATCCAGGTAATCCACTAAATCAAGAAGAAGATGATTTCTGGATTGATGACGACGCCGCTCAGGCAGCGCTTGAACTGCTTGACGCATTGGAGTAATGCCATGACAACAACAGCACACGAAGACCAATTCACCGTCGCGCCTGAGCCGGTGCGTCAACCGTACGACACCGGTTCCATCCTGCGCCGGAACGTGGCGGACCTTGAGATTGCGCTGCGGAAACAGACAGAGCGGGCTGAAGCTGCCGAGAAAGGGCTTGCTAAAAAGCAGGCGATATTGGCGAAGCTGCGGGAGCAGAAACCAGTGCTATACGTTTCATTTAGCGATAGCGAAACCATGCGTTTTTGGAGCACGGAAAAACCAAAAAAAACACGCTACCCAATCAAGGAATTTTACGCCGCCCCCGTCCCCGCGCCTGCTGTGCCTGCTGAGTTTTTCACATGGGTTGCAGCGTATGGCGACTACATAGAAAAGCTGGATGTGTACAACAAGAAATTGACCATCAGCAAAACCCTGCCATTTCCAGGGCTTGATATGAATGATGAGTTTCAGGCGTTTTCCGCTGCGCAGCGCAAGGCGCACAGAATGCTTCCTGATCTTTTTGAGAAAGCCCGCGCCCTGCTGCAATCCGCCCCGCAATCCGGCAGCGAGGTGCGCCATGACACTGCTTGAGCAAATTAATGCCGCTAAACGCAATGCAGCGGTTGGTGCTGTCCTGAAGAACCTTTCGCAAATTGGTGTTGATGCCGAGATGAATAGTCATCCGAATTTGGTCACGCTTGATGCCGCAGTGCGAGGGATCGTTGAAAAGCATGGCGGTGTTCGCGCCGCAGCATCAGCAACGGGAGTAGATAAGTCGTTTATTTCGCGGCTTCTCAACGGGAAAAAGACAGCCCCAAGCGATGAAACGCTGAGGAAGCTAGGGCTTCATGCGGCTCCCATGTATGCCCTGCTGCAATCCGCCCCGCAATCGCCTGCTGTACCTGAGCTTGATCCGATGAACCGACTTATCGTGTCAGACCCGAAACAACCTAAGCCACCACAGCAAGCTACTTCCGTTCCGAAGGAGTGGCGTGATTATGTATTTGCTGCCGCCGATGAATTGCGATTAACCGTCCGCGACCTGAAAAATGGCTTTGTGCGATGCGGAAATTGTGGGGAGCAGGAAACAACAAGCGACCTCGACTGCGTGTCTGATATCGACGGCGCTCTTGAGTTGCTTGATGGGCTGCTTCAGTCCGCCCCCGCCACTGTCGCCGTGACTGCCGAGTGGCGGGAGGTGATAGCCGATCTGCTTGCTAATGACGGCGCTGATGGTGGCCGATACGATGCAAGCAAATGGCTTGCCGCACGGGATAAGGCCCGCGCCCTGCTGCAATCCGCCGAGGTGACAAAATGATTGACGACGCAACTCTCCGGAGAATGGAAGCGGAAAACATCGCGTGCGGAGATACCGAAAACGAATGGATCATCCGCAACGCACGTCGCTATCTGGCTTTGCGTAAGAACTGTGGCGTTTTCATGCTGTCCGACGGGTCTGGGTGCAATAAATCGTGTCTTGACGCAGTCGCTGACCGGCTGCTGGAGAAAAATCGTGAGTGATTATCGATGGAACATTGGGGAGGCGCATACCGCAATTGCCGTCCCTATGCACAAACAAAACCGAGTGAAACCTTCACGAACTAAACTCAGGAAGAAGTTGTTCAGGTACTACAAACGAGCGAAGTACGGAGGTGGTAAATGAACAGCAACGATAGCGGAATTTCTGGGTCTCGTTACCGGCTGCTGGAGGGTGGGAAATGAACATCGAAGAACTGATCCACGACCTGCGCGCCCGGATTAACCCGCAGTATTACGACCAGATTGGCACGGAGAGCTATGAGCGGCATCAGGTGGTAAAGGCGCTGGAATATCTGCGGCAGGAAAACGAGCGCCAGCGTTTCGACATTCTGGCCATGAATCAGTCGCTTGATTTACTGCGTGAGGAAAACGAGCGGCTGCGGAATGATGCGGAGCGGTATCGGTGGCTGCGGGATTATAGTGCCACCAGTCACCTTGTATGCAGGATGTTTGTCACGCGCTATATCGGCAGCGCAACTATACCTGTTTATCAGGGCAGTTCGTTGGATTCAGCCATCGACGCAGCGAGAGGTGAGAAATGAGCGAATGGCAACCGATTGAGACAGCGCCGAAGGATGAGCCAATCCTCGTCGGCCCAACAAAACGCATGGGAATATGTGTCGCCATGAACTGTAGTCGCGATGGCTGGGTTACTGAGACGTGCGTGGAATGGGTGTCAATGTACACACCAACCCACTGGATGCAACTGCCGGAGCCGCCGAAATGACACCAGATCAGCGAATCGACCGCAACCTGGAACGCATATGCAATGCGGCTGGAGTTGCCATCGGTCATTGCACCGAGCAGCAGTTATCAGCGATGCGCGAGGAGATGCTGGCGATAATGAAAGAGTCGTATATCAAAGGGTCGAATGACCATTACGAGGCCATGCTCGGGAAGGTGCGCAAATGACAAACCTTGAAATGCTGGAAAAAATGCGCGGGCCGGAAGGGTTTCACCAGTTCGGCCCGTCGAAGGTGCAGTGGATGTTCGGCCTGCCGTATAGCAAGGCTGTCGAGTGGGTTGAATGGCTTGTTGATAATGGCCATGCCGAGCGCATCGATGGCAGGCCGTGGGAGGTAAGGTTGATATGAAAGAGTTATTTGTCGCTGTTCTGTTGTTATTGATTTCCGGCTGCTCTAACAAACCAAGATGCACCATCCCTGCAAATATAGAGTTTGGCGAGTCATTCGTTATCCCCTGCGATAACGGAAAGGCATACCAGATTATTGTAAATGAAGTTGCTGTGGACAAGCTGGAGGTTCGCCATGACTGATCGTAAATACTCGCTCCAGTACTCCCCGCTAACCAAGCGAATCCTTGGCGGCCGTCGAAAGTGCAGTGGATGTTCGGCCTGCCGTATAGCAAGGCTGTCGAGTGGGTTGAATGGCTTGTTGATAATGGCCATGCCGAGCGCATCGATGGCAGGCCGTGGGAGGTGAGGTTGATATGAACAGAATAACCTACACCATGAAAATGATATTTGGCTGGCTCTGCTTCAAAATCTGGATGGCAACCAGCGAATACATTTACGACAACGGCCCGCGCTGGCTTTACGACTTTCTGCTGTCATGGGGCGGGTTTTATGCGTACAGCATGGGCTATGAGCATTACCGGGAGATGCGGAAATGAATAAATACCTGTCGGCATGTATTCAATACGCCGAATCAAACAGAGAGTACATCAGCCTTACGGCGAGAATTAGCCTCTGCCTATCAAGATGCGAATCAACAAACAAAGATCCATGGATAATACAGGAAAACGCAGACGGGCAGGAACTGTATAGCCAGCGCCCAACATGCTTAGGTGTGTGGTACGAATATGTAAAAAGCAGAGAAAACAGAAACGAGTATGGTGGATATGAAATCCATCCAAGCGAAGAACCTGTTGACTGCTGCGATAACTGCAATCTCGCCCATAAATTGATTCAGGAGCGGAAGGCCGCAAAACATAAACGCGGGATTGCATTGCGCAGAATCTCTGTGCTTGGGGAAAAATGCGGGAAAACAATCATGACCCCCACCCAACGCCGCGCCCTGCATCCTGCCCACGTTGTCGAGGCGTGGGAGTGGATAGACACCTACTGCCCGCACTACGCCACGCATGGACGCGATTGGCAGACGACGGACAACATGAGCGCCGCCAGCCGCGTCATGGCAAAGCGGCATCTGGAAACACTGCGCGTGGCGGGACTGATCGAGATTGAATCAGCGCCGCCGCGCGGGAACTTTGTAAAGAGGGCATTGTGATGAATGATCGGGAATTGCTAGAGATGGCGGCTAAGGCTGCCGGTTACGATGAATTGCGCTGGAGCATGTTGCGCCAGTGTTTTTTTGACAGAAGCGGGGTTTATTGGCGGCCGCTTGATGATGACGGCGATGCGCTGCGGCTGGCTGTGAAACTGCAACTCCAAATACGCCCGAATGATTGCGATGTAATGGTTGTGGCGCGTCTTCCGGCACACGTCGCTGTAGCTGAGGCTTGTGACCACAAATACCCATGCGCCGCCACCCGCCGCGCCATCACCCGCGCCGCCGCAGAAATCGGGAGGCACATGCCATGACCGAACACGACGCCATCACACGCCTCGCCCAGAAGCTCAACGTCCTGCAACTGGCGCGGATGGTCGGGCATCGGGACATCCGGTCCCTGCAGACGTACTACAACGAGACGGCGGAAAGCATGGCGCGGCTGTTGTGATCCGCTACTCCCGACAATCCCTGTCCTCCGGATGGCGCTGGCAATACTCCATCCAGCCATCCGGACCCATCACGGCATCACCAAGCACCGGGCGCGCCGTTCCGCACCCGGAGAGCATCAGGACCACCCACGCAACTCCCGCCACTCTCCACCGCATAGCATCGCCTCCCACTCATAGCCCAGCATCATCGGCGATACCGGCCGCTCTTGCGTGTTATCCAGGATGAACGCCCCGTCATCGGTATCGACATACAGTACGACATGGCCGACGCCGCCGGGCTGACGGCATGTCACAAGCGCCATGCGATCAGCAGGCCATCCAGCAGCCAGCAGTCGCGCCCGCTTGGCCAGTGCGTAGTCCTCGCAATCGCCACGTCCGGAAGCGGGCTCCCAATACTCAGGGATTCCGTATTGCAACGAGTCGGAAACGTAGTCAGTAGACGCATTGACGGCGCGGTGGATTTGCGCGGCAAATTCAAACGAGCATGGGCGGTTCACGCCTCATTCTCCGATAGACTGCCGTCGCTATCTAGCACCGGAAGGACAAAGCGCCCGGCAGATGGATAGGCCGACGGCCAGCGATACCCGGCAACGCGGGATACTGCAAATGGACGGATGTTCACGGCATCGCCCTGATTGCCGCCCAGCACCATCAGGTTCCCGGCCTTGTCCTTGCCGACAACAAAGCCGACATGGCCGCCGCCCTGCCGCGTGAATACCACGATGCAGCCATAGGCAGGCCTGGAAAGCGATACCGGCAGCGTCAGCCATGCCGTTGCCCGATACCAGTCCTTCGGCGGCGTCAGGCCCGCATCGGCCACGCACATTGCCGCAAATGTCCCGCACCACGGCGTTGCGTCATCCGACCACCACGCCTTGAGCCTTGTCAGCCAGCCAGCAATGACGCTGTTTGTCTTGGGGCCTGGAACCTCGCGTAGGCCGATGTTCTTTCTCGCCTGAGCGATCCATGGCAGCTCCGGAAGACTCATTGTTCCACCGGCTCCGGATCGCCAGCCTGCCGCACAACAAAAACCTCATTCACGCCATCAAACGCAATATCAACCGCATCTTCCGGCACCGGCTCTTCGTAGTTGTACACGTCGCCAACAAGCACCGCTTTGATAATTTTCATCCGCAAATCTCCACAAAGGCGTTGTTGATATTGATCGTGTCGGCTGCGCTGCTAGCCTGCAGCGTGAGGTTCATCGTCACAGCATTGGCCATTGTGTGCGTTACGCTTACCGATGCCGATACCGTCGCCCCAAAACCTGCTACTTGCAATGGATAATGCTGGGTAAGCGTCAGATTCCCTCCGGATGCTACACCTGCCGTAACTTTCGCAAAAACAGACGCGCTGATATTTGTTGCCGATATAGCGTTACCGTACCCTATTACGGTGCCAGCAGCACCGTTGTACCGCTTCCGCATTGTCATCGTTCCGGCTGTCCCTGTTTTTGTGGCTGTAAGGCCAAATTCAACACTGCACATAGGGAACAGCATTCCCGCCGGAATCGTCGGTGCCCACGCATTGACCTCAGACGTGGTACCTGTACTGGATACTGCAGCCGCCATCACAAACAGACGCTGCCGGCCGCCGCGCGGTTTCCAATACGTGCCGTCACTGACCCACTCGGAGTTGTTGTAGTCGCTGGCCATGTATACCGTTCCGGACGGCACGGCGGACGCCGCCGGGAAGTTGGCCCAGGCATCGCGAATAACTGCGGATTGTTGCGCAACTGCTCTCAACATGATTTACACCTCAAAAAGACCGACAAACCAGAAATTGCCGCTGCTGCTATACAGGGCGTTCATGTTGCAATGCACGTCGTTTCTGGCAACCGCCCCGATAGTCGTGCCAATGGTGGCTGCAAGCCTGACGTCGCGCTGGAAATTAAAACCCATTTCCGTATTGACCGACGTGATGACCGCCTTGGTCGCCGTATCCTTGAAATAGACCTTGAATCCATAGCTCGTCACGGTTCCGAGTTCGACGGAATAGCTCTGCGTCGCGCTATAGTTCTTCGTCAGGATCACAGGATTATCGGCCCCGGCATACGGGTGATTAACCGCCATGTGGTCCGTCACAAACAGCACCTCCGGCAATGTCACCGTTCCGCCCGACCCATCAACCGCATACGTCGATCCTTGCAGCGTAAACGACGTGCTGTCGATTACCGTGATATGCCAATTGGCGTTGGCCGTCGTTGCCGTCGCCACGCCCGCCACCGTGACCGCCATGTCAGTAACCAGGCCATGCGCCGCTGTCGTCGTGACTTTTTGCAGTCCCCCGCTGTTCGTCACCGTGCTTACCGTCCACGGCCCGGCATACGGCCAGTCTGTGTACCCGAGCGCCACCGTGCCGCCTGTTCCGGCGCTGCTGTAGGTAGATCCTTGGAGCAAAAATGAGGTCTTGCTCTGGACGGTGATATTCCACGACCCGTTGTAACCGGCGACTGAGTGACCGGCGATGATGACAGGCGCATCGTTGTAAAGGCCGTGGTCGGATGATGTCGTGACCAGAACAAGGCCGCTACTGTTCGCCGACGTGCTGATGGTGACCGGGGTAAACGACGGGATGACGTAGCTCTTGCTCAGCATCGTCGGGACAGACCCGGGACACGTTACCACGCCGTTTGCCGTGCGCTTGTAACGCAGGGTGAAAGAGGTCTTTGTGGATGTCGTGTCAAGAAACCCGTGATTGCCTTTCAAGCTGGTGACCACGGCAGAACCATTGCTGGACGCGTGCGCAATGCTGTCGTGCATCACGGTGATCCAGCCGTTCGTTGCGTCAACAATCTGGTTGTTGCCGGCGGTATATGGCGCGATGTTGAGGATCTGGCCGAGCGCCGTTTGCGATGCCACGCCACCGACGCCGACCGCGCCGCCATACTGGGCATAGGCCTGAAATATGGCAAACGAGTTGCCGACCGATGCGCCAACATTGATGCCAAGCTCGGAAAAGGTCTCATCACACCCAACAACAAACCCGGATTTATTGGATGCCGTGAACCCGTATTCAACCTTCAGGTTGCCGTCAGAATCAATGGTAATGGGTCCGGCGCAGTTGACCGGCTTGTGGTTGGCATCATCCAGCAACGCCCAGCCGCCGCCCGCTGTCGTCTGGCGCAGGACCCCGGCAACCCACTTGTACTGCTTGCCACCATTGCCCCACATCAAGCCCATGTTCTGCAATTCAAAGTACGTCCCGTTGTACCGGACGGAAACCATCTGGCCTGACGTGATCTCGTCGCCGACCAATGCGCCGCCATCCGGGCGCTTTACATCCTTGGTTCCGAGGCTGGACACGTTCAGTGTTGTCGCGCCGCTGTTGGTGCTGGCCGCGATGAAGCAAAACCGCTGCCCGGTTGCGTAGGCGGCGATTGCCACGCTCGGCGCGCAGGTGATCGCATTGGCTGTGCCGCCCACCGTCGGGCAGTATTCGCCAAGGTTGTTGAGAAGCTGCTTCGTGCTGGGATAGCTGGTCAAGCTGCTACTGTCGCCAACCCCGGTATGCCGATATCCACCCATCGGCAGATTGGCCGTCGGCGTAGTCTGGCCGTCTTTCGCCAGGCTGTTCGTCAACTCGTTGTAGATGTCATCGACCGTATCATTGCCCCATGTCGAGGTAATGGTGGTTCCGCTGACAACCGGGTTGCCTGCGGGCGGTGTTGCGGTACC